AATGTATGACTTGGGTCTGAGCCTTTTTGTACTGTAAAGCCATCTGTAGCGAAAGCACTTATGTCTCCAAAATTACTCCAAGTTGAACCTGCTGCAGTTTCTCCTTCTACACTACTACCATTGGTTGATAATCCATTAAAAGACCCTACTCCACGAACAATATCTAATAATAAATGATCACTACCATTTGAAGAGCCATTTCTTCTTTTTATCCAAGAGAAATCTGGGGTAAAATTAACATCCCCAGTTACCCCAGTGCCACCACTTGCTATAGTACGACTAGCGTTGTCATCACCAGACCAAGTTAATATACCAAAATAATCAGTTGCACTATTGCCTTCAGCAGGATCAATCCCCTCTGCTGTACTTAGGTTAGCCGAGCACATTGCAAGATAGCCACTGGGAGGTGTGAAATAAAAATCACCATACCCATTTTCATCAGTCGCATTTGCAGAGCCAGATGACTTTATTCCTGAGAACGTACTGTCTTGACCAAAATTATACCCCATATAAACTGAATTAATAGTGGCACAATCTGGATACCAACCAAGAAAATCGTCTGAAGCAGTATATTGTAAAACATTATTTATATAAAATCTTAAAGTTCCTGCATCAACATCTACTGCGAAAGCCACGACAGTATTGGAACTAATACCTGATATAGATGCTTGATTCGCACCATTGTGTCTAATCAATCCACTCATCATAATCCAAGCGTCTCTTAATGGATTATCCCAAGCTATTAAAGCATTTGAACTTTGCCTTACAACATCTTGACTAGCACATCCTAAATAATAAGCAGTATTACTCGCACACGCTTCCCAATACCATTTTTCCCCTGCTTGGAACGCCCAAGCTCCAGGCATTTGACTCCAACTACTTGCAGTCGCATCAGCTACCAAACCACCATCTAACAATTGATTACCTATATTAGATGGATAATGCAAAGCACTAAGAGTGCAGAAATTTAGCTCTGGACAGTCTAGAACATAATCATGGGCACTTACATTATTTGCGGTATAGTTATTACTGTTAGCAGAATCATTTGTATTGTCTTTAAACTCTAGTCTATATCCAGCAGTTCCATATGAGCCAGTATAGGCTTTAGGTATCCAGACACCATTTTTTAGCTCTCCAAACTCATCCAAATATCCATCTGTTTCACCAACTGCAATATTATCTAAGAAATTCACCTCTGCCATATAACCATTAAGATAACTACTAGCAGTCCAAGAACGTCTGCCAATAGTATGTATTTCAGTTGAACCAACTGCACTATTTGTATTTGTTCCTGCTGTAGTTGTTGCATAGGCTTGCTCAACACCATTTACATAAATTTTATGGCTTGTAGTGTTTGCATCTTCTACTAAAACTACATGATACCAAGAGTTCACATCTAAATATTTAGCACTTGTTATATAATGTGTATCAGCAGTGCCACTAAATTGTCTGTACCAAGATAATGTATCGCTTGAAGTAAAATAAAAATATACTATACCAGTTGCTGAAGAAGCATTAGCCCCTGCACTAAATAAAACGTGCTCAGTATTGATAGCACATCTTTTTACCCAACAACTAAAAGTAAATTTTTTTCTGGAGTCACCAGTTGGGGCAGGATTTAAACTTAAATAAGCACTACCATTACTATCGAATTTTAATGACTGAGTAGCTATGCCATTGTAAAAATTACCACCACTGCTATACATCCATTGTGAAGAACCAAACGGGCCTGACATTTTAACTCCTAACTAAAAGCTAATTGTGGCGTACCTAACAATATACGATTTGCAGCAACGACAAAATAAGGAACTAAATCTGTAGTATCTGCTGTTGTAGATAAAGTTAAACTTGAACCACCACCTGCTATTTCATAATCACCCTCAAGTGTGACACTTCTATTTCCAGTTGCATCTTGAATAAATGCTATCATGCCACTTTGACCTACTTGCTCTGTTGATGGATTTTTCAAAACTATATTACCAGTGAGCGTAAGTACGAAATTTTGATTATCTTCATAATTTAGCGTAATATCTCCAGTATTAGTTGTGTCTGTGTCTGTGGTTGCTAGTGCAGTACCAGTAACTTGTATGCCAGTTGAGGTAGTGGCTAGTTTAGTTGATCCATTATATCTTAAAGTAACTGCACCACCATTAGTTGCTGACATATAAGTAGCTGTTCTGTCATCATTTTTAACAGAGAAATCTGTAGCATGAATTTCAAGGTCACCCACACCAACATCTGCTATTATACTACGACCATTAGAATTATCATGATAAATCTGTAAGTCACTTCCTGCACCAAATATAGCTTTGGCATCATCATCAAATGTGGCATTGCCAGTGATGTCTACACCAGTGTTGGTGGTAGCTAGTTTAGCTGAGTTGTCATAGTAAAGTGTTACTGCACCATCAACTGTGGCAGTAATCATATTCTCACCAACAGCAGGATTTGTAACCGCAAAGTCTTGAGCACCAAGAATAAGATTGCCAGTGCCATTATCTTGAATTATTGAATATGAACCATTGTGATAAATCTGCAGATCATCGCCAGTACCAAAATTAAGCTTCACATTGTCAGCTAAATTTAAGTTAAGTAAAGAAAAGGCATCAACAACAGCAGCGGTTGCTCCTGCACCATCCATATATACTGCTTTGGTTTGTCCATTTGGGATAGTGACGTTTGATCCACTACCTTGAGATATATTTATTGACTGACCACCAGTTGTAGCATTTTCTATAAACTGCACTCTTGATATATCGTTTGGGTCTATTGTTAATGTTCTTGTAGTAGTGAGCGTTGCTGAGGATGTGACCTTGAAATACATCGCTCTAGCTGGGTCAGTTGCTCCTGGTGCAACAGTCGCAGTGGCGTCTGCATCACTTGTAAAACAATCTTCTTTACCATAACTTAAACCCTCTCCATTCAACTCAAGATTTGTGTTTGTTATTGTGCCCCAAGTTCCAGATTCATCACCAGTGGCTATTTCTGTTAATCTAAGATCGTTTACATATGTTGCCATTTTAGTCTATCCTTACTATTGCTGTAGTCCCTGCTGCTGGAAAAACAATTCTAAATGTACCACTAGAAACTGTAAAATCACCACCAAAATTTAACACTGCTATAGATTTATCAGCATTAGTGGAATTGTAAATTAAAGCCCCTGCTGCAGTAAAGCTTGCACTTGTCCACTCTGGATCATCTGCATCAAAATAAGCAGTTCCACCTGAAACTGAACCATTTGCAGTGTCCACAACTTGGTTTGTTAATGTAACACCACCTGCAGTGTATCCAGTTCCAGAAACCTCGTTAGTTGCACTATATGCAGTTGTGGTCGCATTTATTGTAGCAGAACTCGTGTAAAGAGCTATCTTTATAGTGTCTGACGCTAAATTGTGACCTTCCTGCAATACTTCATCTTTAAATGAAGTTGTCATTGCTTGTGTTATAGCCATTTGTTAAATACCTCCTTCGTATTCTGCTCTATAATTACGTTGCATTTCTTGTTGAAACAACGCTATTGCTTCGTCAAATTGTGCTTTATACAAGTTTACACTATCGGGTGCCTTTAGAAAAGAGGAACTTTCGTATAGGCAAGCTGACAATAAAACTTGCTCTGCATTGTCTCCAATCCAATTATTGGCGTTAGTTGTAGACAATCCTGTTTCTAGACCTACAAAATCTACCTCATAAGCAAGCGTTGCTGAAGGTACTGGGCCCAGTAATATTGTAACACCACTTGTATCTGCATCTTTTGTGGCGTACATGAAAGGTGTGCCTTGTGTGGATGCATTTGGCACATAATCTCTAAGATATGAATCTATCCTATGTTTTAAGTATATTACATCGCTATCAGCCTTTGTTACAGACACTTGCCTAATCATCCTAGCATTAGCAACCGCATACTCTGCAGTGCCAATAACAAGGTTTCCAGATTGTTTTTGCCTATAACATGGCAAGCTTGGCAATCTGCCAAATATCATAGATTCAGCTTGTGTAATAATCTGAGGTATAGAATTTTGAAATTCTGTACTATCATCTTCCATAAAGTTTTGTATGTTTGATACTAAGCTTGTGTAATTCATTTATTCACCCCATGCTCCTTCGCTCCATGCACCTTCACCCCATCCTTCATTTATTGATATAGTAAATGTGCCTATAGCTCCTGTTCCAGCCAATCCAGTTTCAATAGCTTCAGATACACCAACTTCTTCACCAATGTTTCCAGTTGCACCTAAACCACTTAATCCAGTGACTTGTAATTGTACATTACCATTGCCAGTCTCGTTAGTAAATCCAACTGCTCCTGTTCCAGCAACGCCAACCTCATTTATTTCTGATACTAGCGTTTCGCTACCTATAGCACCAGTTCCTGCAACTCCACTTTCAGTAATTTCTGATTCTGGTACAGACGTTCCAACTGCTCCTGTTCCAGCTTCCCCACTTGGGTTTTTCTCTAGCTCAAATGCTTCAGTGCCAGTTGCACCAGTTCCATTTACGCCAGTTGCATTTACATCAAGGGTAATAAATAATGTTATAACTCCAGTATTGCCAGTGGCAGAAACACCAGAAACTGATTTTGTAGCATCGATTTTTAACGCCAAATAACCAATTGCACTCTGACCTTTTATCCCAACGCCCGTTTGTGAACGCTCAACTTTAGATGCAAATATGTTTTGTGAATAACCAAAATATATATCTACATTTTCAGGATCATTATCTGGTCGTGGTTGGAATAATGCAGTAGCATCTACAACATTTTTTGCTGGCGTTAATTGAGGATGCTTTGGTTCCCATTCACTAGGCTCAACTCGCAATCCATCCCAAGTAGTCTTAAGATCAGTATATTTAATCTTAAAACCACTTCTATCGCTTATCGCTACAGATTTTTTGCCACTAGCAAGTTTCGCCATTATGTTATATTCAACGCTGTTGGCTGAACCCTCAAGCTAACTCCATCATTGTCACTTGATGCCGCAAAGTTAAAAGACCTCTCATACATCTCGTTTAATAACTGAAATTTCTCTGGTGCATATTTCATAGCTAGTTTAGAAGCTAATCCTGCACATATAGTGTCATTCCATCTATAAGGTATGTCTGCATCTTGATTAGATAAAGTTACGTCTTCTAGTTGGTTCATAGCCCAATAAACCATAGAATATGTAGATGTATTAGGCACTGCCCAGAAGTAAACTACTGGCGTATATTGCCTATCAATCATATATTGGCTAGGCTTGCCTTCGCTATCTTTGTTAGGTAATTGGTTATAATCTTGTATTGTAATTCTATTTATTATCTGATCTGTACCACTTGAGCTATCTCTTATAACCGCATCTAATATATCTATAGTTCCAACTGGAAGTGTGTAACTTGTAGTTCCATTAACTAAAGGCAAGGTGTTTTGTGATAAAGTCCAATAGTTTATGCCTCTATTCGCAAATTCAGAAAATAATAAATTAATGCTTCTTCTTGCTGATATAGCGTGGTCACCAGTCCTTGTCTGTATATCTATGCCACAACGCTCAAATGATTCTGTTATTATCTCTTCTACATTGGGTCTAAATGCAACTGTACCAGAAGTCGCCATACTTAAGCTCCATCATTTTGTATATATATAATATCTAATCCTGCAGATATCGCTATGTCTGCTCCTGCACTATCGCCAATAGCTCTAACTTCAATATCTGTTTTCTCTTCAAACTTTAGGGGTATAGTGTATGTTTGGTGCACTGAGCTTTCTGCCTTTACGAATTTATCTTTAATTTGAAATACTTCACCATCTGGTCTTGCAACCAAGTGAACAGTACAATATTTGTTATTTTGTGTAGTAGCTACTGTTATGTCTGTCTGTAATAGGTATGCAGTATAACCTCTTGGAACTGTCCATAATGCCATAACAGTTTGATTGTCGCCTATAGCTATAGTAGCGTACTTGTTTGCTGGCACACCAGTCGTGACTGTTCCTGTTCCTGCATATATAACGCCAGCATTTTGCCCACCACTTCCTGCAGACCTAACGACCATCCTATTAATTCTTAAAAATTCATTAGTTGTATTTACTGCAGTCTGACCATTTAAAGTAACTGTTTCGTTTATTTCATCATAGTTTGTG